ATTAGTGCCTTGAGCTGTGAGGCAATCTGTTTGGCTTGTTCTTCGCCGACCTCGTGTCCGTCGTTGTGTTGCCAACTCTTCTTATCTTTATCTTCGACGCAACCTGTTTCTTCGCATACAAAGTCAGCAAGTCGTCGCCACCACCAAACATTATTACGGAAATATTCGCCGTTCTTGTTTTTGTGGTTTCCTAGTGAGTATAAATCAAAACCCATTTTTTTTCTCCTTTGTTAGTTTCTTCTTTCTTATCAAATCCCATTAGATAATCAAGTAGAAAATTTGCAAACAGGAATTCCTGAAGAACCACCGGTCTCTCCTGGCCAGCTGCTTACAGCTCTAGTTCTATCATCAAATAAGCTAGGTTTTACGGCGTGGGCGTGGGAAACCCGTGCCTCTGACCAGCTGCCAGATCCCAGCTGGTGAAGCCTAGGGTCTAGATGCATATGCTGCTGAGACGAGCGTCGTGGGCGTGGGCTCAGTGACCAAGTCCCGTGCAGCTCCTGATCATTGCTATGACCAGCAGGATGTAGGTCCATCCTGCTGCTCGTGGATAGAAAACTAGCGGGGTAAGCAGGGCTACTAACCATAACAATGGATTACCATCATCGTCCCCATGTGATGCCCTCCTCGTCAGTTCTGAACTTAACGACATCTCTTAGCTTCATCTTCGTTAAGATCTGCGGTACGTTATCCAAGCGCCCTTCTCCCTTGAGTCGAGATCCCTTGGTGATTCGCACCCACATCTTTTCACTTCGTAACCTGTGCTTAAACCATACGTACACGTAGTCACGCATATCCACTCTTCGTTCAAGTTCTTTGATTTTAAAATAAGTTTCTTTACCATGATGAGGACAGCTGTAAACAATGTTCTCCTTATCTTCTTTTCTTACGCTGCTTACCATGTCACCACTCCTGTTACCCACAAGAGTCCGAAGACAATTGTGCAGACGCACAGCTCTGGAATTATCGTGTTCATTTTTTTCTCCTTAGTTAGTTAGTTACGCGGTAGTCAGGTACCGATCAGTTCATTCTTCTATCACCTGCCTTCAAACACCCAACGTGCACATCGGATGCCAACGGATCTACCACACTAGTATAGATAAGACATCGTGGGATAAATGTCAACGGCAAAAAGTAAAATCTTTCTAGCCCCGAAGCGCTGCCTCCAGGAGAAGTTCTGGCCAGCAGCAGAGCTTAGTTCAATTCCGACCTGTAAGGTCGGAATTAGAATGTGGGGGCGTGGGTCGAGAAAGGAAAATGAAAATAAACCATACCCACACCCAAGCCAATCGTACCACGCTTCCATCAGCAGCACCAGTCTGCCTGGCCAGCTCCTGATGGTAGTTTAGTTCAGCAGATAGCGAGGGTGTGCGTGGGGGCGTGGGGGTGGGAGAGCAGCTTCACGGCTGCATCTCCGGATCCCAGCTCCTGGCGCCAGAGCTGTTAGTTTATAAGCACCACGGGAGTGGGGGTTGGGACGTGGGCGTGGGATCACGCATCAGGTTCCGAGCCCAGGAGAAGGATGGCCAGCTGCTTCGGTGATCAGTGTTTTAAGATCCGTGTGGCGGGAGAGGTGCATCGGGGTTCGGGATTCCAGGCTCACGGCCAGAAGTTCTATAGGCCCCCGCAAGAGGGGCCTATTCAAGATATACGCTCTGCCTCCTGCTTTCAAGTATTTAATATGCCAATTGATTTGGTACTTCGATAGACCACAATTCTTGCTGGTGTTCGCTTTGAGCTCAAGCCAAAATACTTGCTTGTTTACTACACAATGTACGTCAGGAATTCCGTTAATTGTACTAGATTCTATGCGAGTAAA